TGAGATAGGCACGTTCAAAGAACGATATAATTTTTTCTTGAAGTATTCGATATCATCAATCTCTCCAAGATTTGAACCGCCTGGGAGTGTAGTGATCTCTGTTCCTCTACCACCTTCTCTTCTAGGCAACCAGAAATCTTCCAACATTGACATATGATTTCTATCATCTCGTATCTCACCAGTGGATGCATCATACACTAGTTTGTTACGATAACGATTCATAACATCTTTTAGATATTGTTCTGCTTTAATCTTTGGTAAATTACCGACATCAATGTAAAAGATACGTCTTTCTGGTGCTCTTGATATACGATAGATAACAAGACTGTCCTCAATCATTCGTAACTGATTTACTGGTTTGATTGCCTTATGTAAGTAAGATAATACATGACCTCTGTTTTGGTCAATCAATCCACTAGGACAATATGCAATTGAGTCTGGAGAGATCTTAATACCCTCAGTAGCTCCAGTTTTAAGTCCATTATGATTGTAAAGAAAATACTCGTTTACTTTTTGGACAAGTTCAATACTTGTCCCTTGCTTAACACCCTTTTTTACTTCTTTAACTTTACGAATCCGTTTAGGTTCGATATATCGTAATTCTTGAATACCCTTTTTTGGATTTTTTTGGTCAATGACTTTATGGTAATATAATCTACCATCGACATACCATCTACGAAAAATGTCATGTCCTTTTTGTTCAAAGTTTAGTAACTCTAAAACAGTTTCAAACTCTTCTTTAATTCTATCTTTAATTCTTTTAGGCATCATCAATCGTTCTAATTCAATAGCAACGGCTTGATCTTTTTCGTTTGCAACTATACCTTCATTAATAATATCTTCAATTGCACTATCACACTCTGGTTGTTGTGCAATATCACGATATCTACGAATTAAATCTTGTTCAGTTCTTTCACGACCATCTTGATCTAGTAGTTGTCCGTAAAAGCCACCAGCAACTGCTTCCAAAGTTCCATCTTCTGAACTAGGTTCAGTAAACTTTTCTTTGGAAGCAGAATCTTTTACTCTTTCAAATTTAAATCCAAACAATTCAGCCATTATATCTCCTACTGTTACAGACTATTTAGTAGGTTAGAAATTAACGCCTGATGCCTCAAGATGTTGATATTTCCAAGTTACATCAAAAGTTTCGATTGCATCTTGATTTTCATTTGACAATGCAATCTCACCTATAGTAGTTGGAAAACAATTTCTTAAAATATAAGTTTTAAGAATTGTGTCATCTCTATCTAATTGTTCTACTTGCAAATCTGTTTGATAGTCTGCCGGACTTGAAGTACCAGTATTTTCTGCAAAGTCATTAATACCATTACTCCATCTTTCCATTGCAGTCTTAATCATAAAGTCAGTGTCATTGTAAAATGTAGTAGTCCAATCGCCAGGGGCAGGTCTGTCGCCTGGATAGTGAATAACTCTACCTCTGAAAGGCACCTCAAAAAAGTTCATTTCTATTGCTGGAAGTGCAGCCGCAGTTACAAGAAATGAAGTTCTACGAACATCTAGTCCTATTGCAATGCCAGGAGGAGGAGTTATGGTTACTCTAAATTGGTTGGCTCTTGCACCACCACCAAGTAGATTTGCTTTGAAATCATCTATGTTTCCCATGATTAACCTCCTACCTCTGTAAAGCTTACCCCAGTTCTAACTGCGATAAAGTTTAGAGTTATAAAGTTGATAGAACGATTTGGTTTAATAAAGATATCTGCAACAAACTCGTTTCTATCAATGACCTCACCAGTATTATTAGAAGCATCAGCCTTAACACTAAAGTCTGTAATACCCCTTCTACCTTGGATGTCTCTCAAGAAAGGTTCTACTAAGTTTCTAAATTGTGCTCTTGTGAACTCATCATTGAACTCAAAGAGTTGGAACTTAGCAGCAGTTGCAATTGCCTTCTCAAGAAGTAAGAATAGTCGTCTTACATTAATTCTATCAAATGCACTTGGTTTACTTAATGCAGTCTTATCTCCAAACAGAACCACACCTTGGCCTGGGAAGTTGACAACTGGATTTACTCTCGCACGATACAGTCTGTCTCTTTCTGCCTTTGTAGGATTGTAAGAAAGTTTTACTGCACCTCTTACATTACCTCTGTTAAAACCAGCAGGGGAGAAGAAACTATCTGCGATTTGGTCTGTAAATGCACAGAGTCCAGCAGTGTCTCCGTTTAATGGTACAAATCTGAATACATCATTGTACTTATCAAACATATATTTGTATGCACTATCAAACACAACATAAGAAGATGATGGACACAAATCAAATGCATCTATGACATTTCCTGTTGCAGTGTTAGACAAAGATACACCGACTGTTGCAGAACGATAAGGTGATACAAAAGCAACGCAATCCCTTCTCTTTTCTACAAGTGCAGTTAACATCGTTACATGAGTGTCCTGAGATGAGGCAGTATCACCAGCTCCACCACCACGACCACCAAGAACTAAATTGATGTCTAATGACTCTGTATCTTCAAATCTATCATATGCACTTTCATATTCACCAGCATTTAGTGCGTAGTCATCAGTTCCACCAGCAAGTTCTGTTTTTGTTGGTGCAGAAATCACTGAATAACCAGATGTTCCATCTTCAAGTGAAATGTTACCATCTGCATCTGTTCCACCACTATCTGTTGCGTTCAAAATAATGTTATCTCCAGCATCAGTGTTAGAACCATCAGTTCCGTTTAAGACAATTGAACCAGCTGCACCACTGATATCCTGACCAAAGTTTGCTCCACCAGTATTGTGATCCATCCAGTAAACAAATTGTGATGACTTAAAAATTCTATCTGCATAATAGATACTGTCACCCTGTGGTGATTTTGCATTTGGGTTAACAGATAGATTTCCAAATGTTTCTAGAACGGCATTTGTTCTGTTACCATTTGCGTCTACAGAGAAACCAGAAATGTCACCTTCAGTATCATAAACTACAATGTGTATTTCGTCACTGTTTCCTCTGTTATTCTGTGTTGCATAGTCAGATGTGCCTGGCGCACCATCAAATAAGTCATAAAATCTCCATCTTCTGCGAATGTTTGTTCCAGATGTGATTTGACTTTGTAATCCAGCACCATTTGGATCGTCTTTTAGTTTAATTGTAATTGTATTACTTGTTGTATTTCTTGCAGTTGTTTCGTATTCAAATGTTTCACCAAAATTTACTATATCTCCAACATTGATAACACTTGCATCCGTTACTGATATTACTGTTTGTCCTAATGCCTCTGTTCCAGAAGTTGTAGTCACAGCAGTTTGTTCATATGCATTTGCACTTGAACAAATAGAAACACCTAATCCGTTTCCGTGTGTTCCAGCAGTTCTTGCAGCCCACTCACCAACAGAACCTTGACCATCCTCAAAACTTGTCTGATAATGATCATCATCTCTAACAAGTAGTCCAGTTCCATTTGCTGTTGCGTTCAATACTCCAGATTCAGCACGAACAACTTTTAGGTTGTCAGCATACTGTAAGAAGTTAGCAGCAGTAAAAAAAGTTTCAAACTGATTACTTGTGCTCTGTGGTTTACCAAAAATTTGAACTAACTCTTCCTCTGATGAAATAGTTACAACTGAACTCACTGGGCCTTTTTGAAAAGCACCAGCAATTGCACCAATGGAAGTTGCTACGGCAGGAACGACATTTGTTAAATCTATTTCTCTGACGTTAACGCCAGGTGATACTAAAAATGACATGATTTTTTGCTCCTTATTTATAGAGTAAACTCTTATTTCCCTCTTATTTATAAAAATAGAGTTTCTAAAAACCTTGTTTTATATGTGCCAAAACATATAAATAGTATCATGGAAACTCATTATCAAAAGTATAAGGAAACTATTAAAAAGGTAGCTCGTAGGAACTACCAAAAAAGAGTTGCGTGGTTGAACAATCATTTGCAAAATGAATCTTGTGTTCATTGTGGGGAGAGTGAAACTGTATGTCTCAAACTATATCCACATGACGCAGAAATTCGTAAACAAGCAAAACGAGTTGGTCAAAATGATGAAAGCAGAAAAGAAGTCTACAAACTAATGAATAGTTGTAAAGTAGTTTGCTCTAATTGTTGGATAAAACTTGACAACGATTTGATTGAATTTCTTTAATTATCTCTTCCCTCTGTTCATCTGTATA